ACACCGGCCCGTGATCAAGTCCACACCAATTATTGCTATTGCATGGTCAACATGGTGGCGTATCACACACTCAACACTGAAGACGCGATTAGTCTGAAATTGATGCAAGGCACGATTATCCAAAACCAAAGGGCTGACCTTTGTTTGGATGCGATGGCCGAGGGCTGCACACACATTCTCTTCATTGACTCGGACATGACATTCCCCCAAGACATGGTGGGAAGGCTCTTGGCCCACGACAAAGACATTGTGGCGGCCAACTGCGCCAGGCGCAGAATGCCCACTGGCCCGACAGCTCAGAACTATGATGAGAACGACAAGCGCATTCCCGTCTACACCATGCCAGAATCAACTGGATTGCAAGAGGTGGGAAGCATTGGCACTGGCATAATGCTGATCAAGCGCAGGGTGTTTGAGGGCATGAGCGAGCCATGGTTTGATATGCCGTGGCAGACCACACGGGGCTATATGGGTGAGGATGTGTTCTTTTGTAGAAAAGCTAGAGAGCTTGGCTTTAAAGTCTACATCGACCATGATGTCTCGCACGAAATTGGTCACATTGGGACCTTTGAGTTTGGCCACCCTCACACTTGGATTGTGAAAGAAGAGATGGAAAAAGAGGCGAAAAATGGCACTTAGCACCTATGCAGAACTGAAGACATCCATTGGTGATTGGCTCAATCGGTCAGACCTGACAAATGCCATTCCTGACTTTATCTCTCTGGCCGAGGCGCAAGTTGAAAGAACACTACGCACCAGGCAGATGATTGTCAGGGCCAATGCGTCTTTTGACGCGCAATATGGCGCCGTGCCTGCTGATTTTTTAGAGACAAAATCTCTGAAGCTGACAAGCACAAACCCACAGACCCCATTGGAATTTTTAAGCATTGATGCCTTGGACAATAAGGCATCTGAATACACTGGCAGCGGCAAGCCAAGATTCTTTGGTGTGGTCGGTGGCCAGTTTAGATTGGTCCCAGTGCCAGACGCCACATATACAACCGAGCTGACCTATTACGCGAAGTTGACAAAGTTATCAAACAGTGTGACCACCAACTGGCTTTTGACATCAAGCCCCGACATTTATCTGTATGGCGCGCTGCTGCAAGCTGCTCCATACTTGCAAGATGATGCGAGAATCCAAGTGTGGTCATCGCTATATGATCGTGCAATGAGTGAATTGCAAACTGCCGATGATCGCGGTGCGTCTTCTGGTGGTGCATTGCTTACCCGTGCAAAGACTTTTGGATAAGGACTGGACATGTCATCTTTTACCGACTACACCGAAAACCTAGTTTTAACCTGGCTGCTGACAACCAGCAGCGCCACACGCCCAACGGCTTGGTACATTGGCCTTTTCACGGCTGCGCCAAGTGACACTGGCGGCGGCACTGAGGTGTCTGGCAACGCCTATGCGCGAGTGGCCACCGGCACAATCACGATCTCTGGCACAAGCCCCACTAACGCCACCAATGCAGCGGCCATCGAGTTTGCAGCTGCCAGCGGCGGCAATTGGGGATCAATTGGCTGGGCTGGCATTTTTGATGCAAGCACTGGCGGCAATTTATTAGCCTGGGCAGCTTTGACCACAGCTCGCACCATCAACGATGGCGATGTGCTGCGAATCCCAGCTGGTGATCTTGATGTCACATTGACATGACATGGCAGCCTATGGTCTTGGCCCGTATGGTGGAGGCAATTACTCCTATGGCGTAAGCCTTGGAGCAGCCACACTTGCAGCCACCAGCACGGCTGCAATCAATGCAAGGCGCGTCTGTATAGGCGCGTTTTCTGTTTCTGCTTCTAGCACAGAGACTGTCTCGGCCAATGTGGTCAAGACAGCATCATTCTCGGTTTCAGCGTCTAGCGGTGCAACAGCTGCTGCGCAAATAGTTGCCGATGCCTCGGCCACGATATCTAGCACCAGCAGCATGTCTGCAAGCGCTTTGCGCTATGCCATAGGCAAATCAACATTTGCGGCCACATCTAGCGCAAGCCTTGCGGCCACCAGAGTGGCCATCGGTGCATTTGCCTCGGTCGATACCAGCGCGATGTCTGTCAATGGCGTCAGGCTCCAGCTCATTCGCATTCTGATTGAAGACTTTGCCACAATGACTGTGGCCACCAGCGTGATTGTCAATCAGTCTGTGCTGATTGCAGCTGAGTCTGGCATGAGCGTGAGCGCAATCAGAAGACAGAGCGCTGCCATCGATTTCACTTGCCAGTCATCTATGACGATTGCTGGCAATCTAAAATGGGTGGCAGAGAGTGATACGGCAGAGACATGGAATGCAATTTCGGACAATGCTGAGACATGGACACCGATCACAGACACATCAGAAACATGGGCCGCAATTAGTGACAACAGTGAAAGTTGGACAGCAATTGCGGATAATAGCGAGACTTGGCAAATAGCCGCATAGGGGTAAAAAATGGCAGATTCAACCACCACAAATCTATTACTTACAAAACCAGAAGTTGGTGCATCCACCGACACATGGGGTACAAAGATCAATACCGACTTAGATACCATTGATGCGATTTTTAAGGCTGATGGCACTGGTACAAGTGTTGGCCTAAATGTTGGATCTGGTAAGAAGCTAATCACCACTGATGGCGCTTCTATCCAAGGTCTAACAGTAGGCCGTGGTGCAGGTGCTGTGTCTACCAATACTGCGGTGGGTGCAAGTGCTTTAGCAGCGGCTACTGGCTCTTCGGATGCTAATACTGCTATTGGTGAATATGCGTTATCTGCAAATACAAGTGGCACAAGAAACACTGCCGTTGGTCAAAGAGCGATGGCGTTTAGCAATACCACTGGAAGCAACAATACGGCTATTGGTGCAAATGCGCTTCTTTCCAACACCACAGCAGCTAACAACACTGCCATAGGCGATTCCGCCCTTTACTCCAACACCACAGCATCACAAAACACTGCTGTCGGCTATCAGGCGGCATACTCAAATACAACTGGTACTTTGACTGTTGCTGGTTATCTTGCTGGGTACTCAAATACTACTGGAACAAACAATGCAGCTTTTGGTGACAGAGCTTTAGCATTTACTACAACCGGCGCATCAAATACTGCTGTTGGTACGCAAGCCCTTAATCAAAACACCACAGCATCTAACAATACTGCTGTGGGTTATCAGGCTGGGTATAGCAACACAACGGGTGCAAGCAACACTTTTGTCGGTTATCAGGCGGGGTCTAACATCACAACGTCTGGTGACAACGTTTGTATTGGTTTTCAAGCACTGCCAAATGCAACCACTTCCAATTCAAACATAGTTATTGGCCGTAACGCCATGAACAACACAACAACGGGATCTACAAACGTTGTTATTGGAAAGCAAGCTGGTTACAACATCACAACAGGCGGCACAAATACATGTATTGGCTTTGAGGCTGGAACTGGAATTTCACCTTTTAACATTACTACCGAATCTAACCGCATTGTTTTGGGTGATAACTCTATAACAAATGCGTACATCCTTGTTGCATGGACAGTCACTTCTGACTCCCGTGACAAAATGGATTTTGATACCGTTCCGCATGGACTTTCATTCTTGCGTCAAATAAGCCCTGTTTCTTATTTTATGCGTAAATCTCGTGAAACAGAAGTACGCCATGGTCGCAAACGATACGGCTACAAAGCTCAAGACATCCTTGCAATTGAGGGTGAAACCCCCGTCATCATTGACAACGAGCAACCAGACCATCTTAAATACAACGGCGAGGCACTTGTTCCTGTTTTGCACAATGCCATTAAAGAAATGGCCGATATGATTGACCAACTCAAGGCAGAAATTGCCGCACTTAAAGGAGCCTGAAAATGACTATTGAAACACAAACCCCCGAACAAATTGCCAAGCACTACAGTGCCGCAATGGACTCAGTCAACCTGATTAACGCAGGACAACCAGAAGGCATGACTGCTGAAGATTGGGCTGACACTGTTGCTCGTAACAAAGAGCATCTAGTTTTGATGTTGGCTAAAGACTTCTGGACAACACAAGACCTAACAGCAATTCGTGCGGCTTCTGTATGAAACTCGAATTAGAAGTAAACGAAATCAACTTTGTCCTACAGACATTGGGAAACTTACCATCGTCTAGTGGTGTATGGCCTCTGATTGTCAAGATCAAAGAACAGGCTGAAGCACAACTTCCTAAAGAGCCAACGGAGTAATCATGGATACTGTAAAAGGCCCAGTGTCATTTATAGGCAAGTCATTCACCAAAGAATTGGTGAGTGAATATATTGCCTATGATCCTGACGCTGGTTCTTTTACACGCCTAAAAACTTCAGGAACAAAAAAGCCTGGTGATTGTGTTGGATTTGAAAATGGTCGATATTTGGAATTGAGTATTTGTGGAAGAAAAATTAGAGGCCATCAGCTTGCTTGGCTTTTGACTTATGGTTATTTGCCAAAAACAATTGATCACATCAACGGCAATGGATTAGATAACAGGCTTTGTAATTTAAGAGAAGTTACCCAGCAGCAAAACAATCAAAATCACAGAAAACCACCAAATCACAATACCAGTGGATTTTTGGGTGTTTCATTTTTCAAAGCTGGAAATAAGTTTGCAGCTCACATCAATATTGATGGAAAGAAAAAACACTTAGGGTATTTTGATGATCCAGAAAAGGCTCATCAAATGTATTTAACAGCAAAAAGAAATATTCATTCAACATGCTCGATATAAAAATGGTCACAGAAACTGAGGCAAAGCTGTCAGCACATGAGCAGATTTGCGCCGAGCGCTACAGTGCTATTGCCTCATCGATGAAGGATGGCGACAGGCGCATGACCAAGATTGAATATCTGCTTTATGCGGTGATCTTGGCCGTTTTGCTTGGACCAGGTGTGGCTGCCGAATTCGTCAAGAAGATTTTCGGGCTATGAGAGATTGGGCCGTGGCATTCATTGCTGCGGCCATCTTGGTGGCGACCATCATTTGGTCAACTTATGTCATCGTTATGTATTGGCCATGATCTATGCTTTGGTCCTATTAGCAGCTGCCGAATATAGATGCACCAGGTGGACATGGACTGGTGATGTCTACAATCGAAGAGTCATCTGTCTGAAGTGGGAGAAGAGGAAATGATCATCGATCCAATGACAGCTCTAGCAGGGCTGCAAAGCGCCATCAGTATGGTCAAGAAGGCCAGCAAGGTCGCCAATGATCTGGGGTCATTGGCCCCCATGCTTGGCAAGATGTTTGACGCCAAGTCAACTGCGACCAAGGCCATGCTTCAGGCCAAGAGGGAGAAAAAAGGCTCCAACATGGGTGCTGCTCTACAGATTGAGATGGCACTAGAGCAAGCCAGAGCCTTTGAGGAAGAGCTGAAAATGCTCTTCATGCAGACCGGCAAGATCGATGTCTGGAACAAGATCAAGGCCCGTCAAGCTGAGATGGACAGGGATGATGCCAAAGAGATGGCAGCATTGAGAGCCGAGGAAAAGAAGGCCAAGGCTAAAGAAGAGGAAATGCAAGAGATAGCCATGATCATTGGCGGTGTGGCTTTTGTTTTGCTTCTTGTCTTTATTGGTATAAATGAGTTGATGAGCTTGTGTCCAAAGGGCGGGTGTGGCCGATGAACGAATACCAAAAACAATTCGACATGTTTTTGAAGGTGTTTGTTTATCTGTTGGTCATCTGGTGGCTGCTTGGACTGCTGAGATTTTTACCGGATGACTTGTCGGACCGGATCGTCAATCTACTGCTTGGAAAGGTGGGTCTTGGAAAATGAAAATCACGCCATATCAGGCAAATGCCAAAATGCTCCAAGAGGCCCAGAGGGTCATTCACCAAAAGAACTTGCAAGAATTGCAGAGGCTCAACCACCAAAAAGAGCAGCAGATTCAGCAGCAAAAATGGGCAAGACCTAATTCTGTGGATGTATACGCATGAAATATCTACTCGCAATTACTTTGATAATGCTGGCTGGCTGCGAAGATCGGTTCAGATACCCTTGTATGGATCAAAACAACTGGAACAAGACTGAGTGCCAGCGGCCACAATGCGCTATTACTCAAATGTGTCCTGATATGCTTTTAAAGGCTGAAGATATGAAATCGGAGGTAAGATGAGTTGGAATCCTGAGCACGTTGAATCAAAAATTAAACTGACTATTGCTGTTAGTTTTTGCGTGACTATTATGTCTATGGTGATACTGTCTATGTATTCACTTGTTTTTGTCACTCAACCCATGAGTGGTATTGCACCAGCAGATAAACAGTTTTTCTTTTTGTTGTCTGACATGAGTAAATACATTCTTGGCTCTCTTGGCACTTTGTTGGCCATCAAGGGTAAAGATGTCATTAAAGATATGTTGCCACCAAAAGATGAGCCTACAGAGGAAAAGAAGGAGGCAGCATGATTGGACTAGACGCACTTCTAAATGTGGGCGGTAAGCTCATTGACAAGTTGATTCCCGACCCAGAGGCTAAAGCCAAGGCGCAGCTGGAACTCCAGAAGATGGCTCAAGATGGCGATTTGGCCAAAATGGCCAATGAGACTAAGCTGTATGAGGTGGAGCAAAATAACCTTACAGAGCGCACAAAGGCTGACATGGCCAGTGACTCTTGGCTGTCCAAGAATATCCGCCCTATGACCCTTATATTCCTTTTGGTAGCCTATTCTGGCTTTGCTATTGCATCAATCTTTGAATACGAAACTCGCGGGGCTTATGTTGAACTATTGGGCCAGTGGGGCATGTTGGTCATGTCGTTTTATTTTGGTGGCCGTACTATGGAAAAAATTGCTGATAAGGTGAAAAAATGAAAGAAAACTTTGAATCTTGCTTAAAAGCTGTGCTGCACCACGAAGGAGGCTATGTCAACCACCCAAGCGACCCAGGTGGCATGACTAATCTTGGCGTGACCAAACGGGTCTGGGAAGAGTGGGTAGGCCATGAGGTGGATGAGAAGACCATGCGTGGCCTGACTCCAGAGATGGTTGGCCCAATGTACAAAGCCAAATACTGGGACAAGATTAAGGGCGATGATCTGCCTGCCGGTGTCGATTATTGCGTCTTTGACGCTGCCATTAACTCTGGCCCAGGCAGGGCTGCCAAGTGGCTGCAATCGTCTGTTGGCGTGGAGCCTGATGGCGGCATTGGACCCAAGACCTTGGCGGCAGTGGCTGCCATGAATGCCAATGACCTGGTCAACGCCTACAACGACAGACGCCTGTCTTTTTTGCACGATCTGCCAACTTGGCCCACATTCGGCAAAGGCTGGGGCAGACGGGTGGCAGAAGTAAAGGCCGTTGGTTTAGACATGGCATAAGGTGGCAAAATTGAGCCATGGCCAATGTCAAGCAACAATTAGAAGTCCCATCAATACCGAGTCTGGGTTACCCGCCAGAGGTGTATGAGCGCCGAAATCTAAATGAGAACAACAGCGCCTTAAACAATTTTTTCAGAAAA